GGTGGCAGGCGCGTTGCCGCTCCCGTCGGACGATGCTCCGGCGATGGGTTGGCCAGGTGCTCCATAGACAGGGATCTGTGCGAATGCCGAGCCGCGCTCGCCTCCGAACGGAGGAAGACCAAGAGCGATGCGCAGCTCGTCTACGGTCAAAATCGGCGCTTCGAGAAGCGCACGCTGGAGCCGGTTCGGGTCGAAGCTCGATGCGCTCTGGTCTTCCGCCTGAGACTTCTCGTGGGCCAGGATGAGATCCGCCAGGAAAGCCGGGGACCCGTTGGGAATGTCGACCGTCGCCGGCGTGTCGAACTCGAACGGCTCCAGCCCGGCCTCTTGCCGAGCCTCGTTGCGATCCATGATCCCGGCGCCGACGTAGGCGACGTGGCGCTCCAGGATGATCTTCGAGTCCTCGACCTCGTCGTCCGACCACGCGAACTCGACCTCGGTCACGCCGCCGTACGTTGAGAGAGCGCGATTGATGGCGTGCCGGATGAAGCTGGCGAGCGGCCTCGGGCCGGCCTCGATCGCGGATTGCTCGAGCGTCTCCCCCGTCGAGCGGTTCATCTGCTTCGCGATCGGGATCGGAGAGACGCCGAAGGCCCACGAGATGATCCTCGCGAGCCATTCCAGGAACTCGTACTCCCAGACCCGATCTTTGGTGGCGACGTAATCGCCCGGTGGCATCAGGCGCACGTAGCCGGAGCGCATCTCGGACCGCCCCAAAGCGATATCGTCGAGCTTCTTCTGCGCCGCCTCGAGCTGATCGACCGTCCAGGTCTCCGGTACCTTCCAGAACCCGCCGTCAGGGAGGTTCCCCGACGTGTACCACTCGAGCTCGTGCAGCTGCTGGCGGATCGCGAGGTTCGCGGTGAACAGCACGGACTCGACGTTCGACCGGCCGTAGGGGGTGTTCGCTCGGACGTTTCGCGGGAGGTAGAGGATCTCCCCCATGCGGAACTCGGACTCGATGATCCCGCGGACGATCTGCTGGTACGCCGGATTCGGCGGGAGGGCCGGGCGGCCGCGGTCGTCGACGAGCGGGATGATCGTCGCCCCATCGATCTGTTCGAGCCCGATCAGAGCGCCTCCGAGATCCATGCGCGGAAGCAGCGTCCATGCGTCGGTGACCATGAGCTCTTCGGCCGCGGCGCCGCACCATTGCGGCCACGACAATCCGGCGAGCCGATCCGGCATCTCGATGAAGCCGCGGATCTCGTCCATGCGTTCGGCCAGCCGCTTCTCCTGGCCCTTGAACTGGGGCTGGACGCGGATCTCCCAGTCCATGCCGAGGATCTGATTCTTGACGTCGTTGATCGCGATGCGGACGAGGTCGAAATCAGCGAGCGAGCGCAGCTGCTCGAACGCGGTAAGGACGGTTCCGGTGCCCGTGCGCGGCCTGGCGCTGGTGTTGTAGCCCCACGGCAGTACGGTTCCGCGCGGCTCCGTGCCGTCCGGCATGCTCGGCTTCATCGGCTCGCCGGCGCCACCGAGGCGGGGCTGATCCTTGCCGCTACGGAAGTACTGAGCGACGGCGTCGCCCATCGAGCGGACCGAGGTGACAAGCGCGGGGAGGGCCATTAGGCGTACCGCTCCGGCCACCGCGTGCGGGCCCACCGCGGCGCGAGCCAGTAGCGAAGCCGCGTGTAGCAGAACGGCGGGAGGCTGAGACAAACCCACGCGGCATTCCGGAAGGCTCGGAGCCTAGCCCAGCGCTCCCCCTTCTTGCGTGCCCCATTGCGCTCGATTCGATAGACGCTCAGGAAGATCCCCGGAGCGACGCGCACGAAGTAGACCAGGCCGAGCCGGCGATTCATCTCCGCGTATTCCGCGATCTCGTCATCGCGCACGACGACCCCGGGCCACCCGCGGAGAAGGAAGAATCGGCGCAGCGGGTTCACGGGAACACCTGCAAGGACGGCCAAGTGCGCAGCGCTTCCGGCGTATAGAGCTTGATCCACCCTCGGAAACTGATCGTCCATCCGCCCACGGTCACGACGATCGGCGAGGGGAACGAGATCGGAGGCATGTTCGCCGGGTTCACGCCTTCCCCTTCTGCGCTTCGAGCTGGCGATCGAGGAATTCGAGATACGACACCGCCCCGCCCCCGCCGCGGTGCATGTACGTGAGAGCCTGCGTCATCGAATCGACTTGGTCGTCGTGCACGGCGTTCGGGAAGCGGTACAGCTCGGCTTCGAAGTCGGGAAGCCACGCAGCGACGCGCGGGAGCCGAACGCGTCCAGCCTCGCAGAGTGGCGAGACCGACATCGCACGGATGACCTTGTCGCCTTCGGGTTCGCGCGGGATGACCGGGAGCTTCGTCGACACCTTGAGGTCCTGCACGAGCGACTGGCCCGACGACTTGTCCTCGACGAGCACGGCGACCGGCTTGTGGAGGAGCGCAAGCGACTCTGCGATGCGGCGAAGCTCGGGGTACTCCATGCGCTTGCGGAACACGTCGAGCAGATCGAACGTCGTCTCGCTCTCGCCCCAAGTGGTGCACACGCTCGGGTCGTTTCGGTCAGCGGCTTTCTGCCCGGTGTCCCACGACTGCACGATGCGCTTGTAGTTCGCGAGCGGAACGTCGTAGCGGGTCGCATCGAACCACGCCGCCTTGAAGATTCCGCCTTCGCTCGGGACCGGACGCTGCTGGTAAAGCGCGGTCCAGTCGTAGGTACCGAGCGCGAGCTTCGTCTGCTCGAGCTCAGCGAGTGGGCGGAACTCAGGCCAGAGCGCCTCGCCCTCGGAGCGGCCGAGAGGATCGTCGGCTTCCGCCATCGCGGGGAGTGACAGAATCTCCCACCCCTCGTGCTGATGCTCTCGAAGCTGCCAGCCGGCGAGGTCGTCGTCGTGCCAGCGGGTCAAGATCACAACTATCGCGCCGGCGGGACGTAGGCGGGTGCGGGCGACCGAACGATACCAGCCCTTCAGGGACTCTCGAACCGTCTCGCTCTCGGCTTCGGCCCGATCTTTGAGCGGATCGTCGATGAGCAGGAGATGGGCGCCTCGACCCGTGATCGAACCGCCACGTCCGACGGCGTAGTATGCGCCTCCGGCATCGGTGTTGAACCGATGCGACGCCTTCGAATCCTCGGACATGCGCCCCAACGGGAAGGCCGCACGGTGCAGCGGTGTGTCGGTTAGGTTGCGCACCTTGCGGCCGAAGTCGGACGCCAGTTCCTGCGAGTAGGTCGAGGCGATCACGGAGCGCGTCGGGTTGCGGCCGACGTACCACGCAGGGAAGAACTCCGACGTCAGCATCGACTTCCCGTGCTGCGGCGGCATGAAGACCATCAGCCGCGTCAGCTCGCCCCGCTCGATCGCTTCGAGTCTCGACGCGAGCAGGCGATGGTGCGCGGCCGGCGCGTACTCCGGCCACTGTCCGATCGCGTAGGCGAGCAGGTTGGCGCGTGCCATGGACGCCGCGGCGCGATTCGATTCGGTCGCGGAGAGCGCTACCACGACGACGACAAGGGCGACGAGGAACCGGCGCACATTCACGCCCTGCCCCCGGCCGCGATCGCGCGCGCCATCTGGACCAAGGCGGGGCCGTCCACGAGCGGCGTGCCGTCGGGGTTTTCGACCGACACACGGTCGCGCAGCATCCCGAGATGCCGCATCGCGTTCTCAATCGCCTTGTCCTTCGACCAGAACTTGATCTTGCGCGTGACGCCAACCTGCACGCGATCCTTGCCGGTGCCGGAGAACAGCTCGTCCGTCTCGATCGACGCGATCGCGCGCCGCGTGTCTTCCGGAATCTCGTGAATCGGCTTGATCGTCCCATCGGCGTTGAAGGCCATCGACAGGTCGGACCCGAGGACCCGCATCAGCTCGCGCAGAACGTCGTCGCTCTTGATCTCGACGCGAGCTGTTCGTCGCGCCAGGGCCTCACGGATCGCCGCGGTCACATGCGGCTTGTGCATCAGGTGGTGGCCGGTGCTCCACGCCGTTTTCTTCGAGTAGCCGGCACGAAGGGCCGCATCGCTGGCGTTGAGGTCGATGAGGTACTCGGCGACGAACTGCGCCTGCTTGCCCGTCAGTTCCAGCTTTCGCTTCATGCCGCGACCTTGACGCCGAAGTAGCGCCTCAGGCGGTATAGGGCATCGGTTTCGATCTGCCGTATCCGCTCCCGCGACAATCCGAGTCGGCGACCGATCTCGAGCAACGTCCAAGAGTCGCCGTCGTGGAGCCCGAATCGCAGGCGCACGATCATCGCGTCCCGATTCGTGAAGCAATGCGCGATGGCCCGTTCGAGATCGAGACGCTGCTGCACGCGTGGCTGCAACCCGTCGACACAGAGCGTCTCCTCCGGCGCCGAGGGTCCAGCGTCGTCCCTTGCGTCGCGATGGAATGAGATCTGGATCTCTGGAGGGGATGCTTTCAGCTTCATCGGCGGAACG